AACTCATACGATTTCATACTAAGAATGAAAGGTCATAAATGGCAGATCATTCAAAAGGTATTTGAAACATTCGATTACAGTTCGTATGACTATATCGGCTGTGTCGATGATGATTTGATCACGGATATTCAAAGCTTCAACAAAGGCATTAAACTGGCAAGGATGTTTAACTCATCTCATTGGCAATTATCGATGCCACATGACTCTAGTTTAATTTACCAACCACTGTTTCAAGATCCTTCATGTGATGTATCCGAAACAAATTTCATCGAGATGGGTAGTTGTTTTTTTCGTAACGATCAGTTCACCAAATTATTGAAATTTATGAAGTATGCCGATTTTAAAATCGGATGGGGTATTGACAAAGTGTTCTGTGATGTGTTAGAATCGAATGCTAACGTCATACATGTAGCGTCTATTCATCAGCCGTTCAGAGATAGTTATTACGATAAGACTGATGCGATGAATGAAATGAACGAATTTCTTTTTACGAAATATCCTAAAATAATGCGAGAACATTATGGTAGGGATCCTAATTGGGTTGATATGCAGGTAACATTAAAAAAATACAAAGTGACTGGAGTTGAAAATGTCTAAACGTGTCTTGATTACAGGCGGAGCTGGATTTATCGCACATCATGTGGTTGATCATTTCCTAAAAACTACTGATTGGGAAATTGTTACGCTAGATCGACTTGATCTATCTGGAAATTTGAATAGACTTCAGGATGTTTTGGAGAGAAATCCTGGATCTCGAAAACGAGTTAAATTTGTTTATCACGATCTGAAATCTCCAATCACCGATCTGAATAAAAATTTTATTGGCAAGGTAAATTACATTCTCCATTTAGCCGCAAGTTCGCATGTGGATAGGTCTATTGAATATCCCATGGAATTCGTCATGGATAATGTCGTAGGCACAACTAATCTTCTTGAGTTCGCTCGATCACATGATTCGTTGGAACGAATGATTTATTTCAGTACAGATGAGATTTTTGGTGTGGCTCCTCCTGGAGTTTCGTATAAAGAACGAGATCGATACAATTCAACAAACCCATACTCCGCGTCAAAAGCGGCAGGTGAAGAATTGTGTGTGGCATATGAAAACACATATAAGCTTCCGGTGTTTATCACTCACACGATGAACGTCTTTGGTCAAAGGCAACATCCTGAGAAGTTTATTCCTCTATGCATTCGTCGAATTCGTGATGGTGATAGAATCTTTATTCACTCAGATGCAACTCAAACAATCGCAGGATCTAGATTCTATGTTCATGCATCCGATGTTGCCGATGCAATGAGTTTTCTATTGAATTTGAATAACCCCACAATCTACGAACGAGATTTTGGATGGGCGAAATGTCCTAAATTCAATGTTGTCGGTAAAGAGGAAGTTGATAATCTAACTCTAGCGCAAATGATTGCATCGTCTGTAGGTAAGCCTTTGCATTATGAAATGATCGATTTTCATAGCTCACGACCCGGTCATGATATGCGATATGCGCTATCTGGAGATTATATGAGATCGCTAGGATGGGAGCCTAAATTTCCATTCTCACAAAGAATCGATGAAGTTGTTCAATGGTCACTTTCAAACCCCGAATGGATTCAAGTATGACATCAACTAAAATTACATCATGCCTAGCTTGTGGAAATTCTGAATTAATTGATACACTAGATTTAGGTAATCAGCCTCTAGCTAATTCGTATAAGAAAACGAAGGATGAGGATGAGCTATATTTTCCTTTGAAAATCGTTCGATGCAAGAAATGCTTCCATGTGCAACTGACCGAAGCAGTTAATCCGGATTTGATGTTCAAAAATTACCTGTATGTAACGGGAACATCTAGAACAATGCTGGACTATTGCAAATGGTTTGCTGATTGGACTCTAGAGTACTTTCGTAATTTTGTCGATGATCGAGTTCTTCTGAGGGTTTTTGATATTGGGTGTAATGATGGAACCCAGCTGGATTTCTATCAGACTAATTTCGAGACGCATTGTAAAACCTATGGCGTTGACCCTGCAACTAATCTACACCCTGATAGTTCCAAAAAAGGACACATAATCGATTTGGCATATTTTAATGCTGAATATATCAATCAATATGAGCCTCCGCACTGTGATATTGTTGTAGCGCAGAATGTATTTGCTCACAATGAAGATCCAGTATCATTTATGCATAACGCTAAGGAAATACTGGCTGATGATGGATTATTCTTCATTCAGACATCACAGTCGGATATGATCCTCAATAATGAATTCGATACAATCTATCATGAACATATCTCATTCTATAACATTCAGTCGATGAATGAGCTATGCAAAAGAACTGGAATGAATTTGGTTGATGTTGTTAAGACCACTCTTCACGGAAATAGCTATGTGTTCGTTGTTAGTAAAACAGCCAAACGCGAAGCTCACATCAAAAATTTGATTGAAATGGAACGTCGCGCAGGATTGTATTCCGATGTCACATATGAGAAATATGCGGAGAAGTGCAATAAAGTTATTGAGGAAATTAAAGCCTTCAATTACTTTCAGAGAGGATTGAATCGAACCTTGATTGGATATGGAGCAGCCGCCAAAGGAAATACGTTCCTCAATGCAGCGAAGCTAGATTTGGATTATGTCATTGATGATAACCCATTGAAGCAAAATCTCTTTACTCCGGGGCAATCGATTCCTATTGTTTCAAGCAATATTCTCGATAGTTTCCCACCTGGCGATACGCTAGTTTTCATTCCGCTGGCTTGGAATTTTTACAAAGAGATTGTCGGCAACATCAAGAAAAAACGTCCTAATTCCACGGATCTTTATATTAAGTATTTTCCAGAACTGACAAAAGAGTTTCGATGAAAGCTTATGCGTACTATCACATATACTTGACTGAAGATTCTGGAAATTGGTCCAGAATCTTCCTTGACCAGATGAAAACGGTTGAGGATTCTGGATTAATGGATAGAATTGATGCCATCTATGTAACTTGCATAGGAAGCAATATGCAAGTACGATATCTGCATGGATTATGTTCACTATATCCAAAGATACAAATCATTCAAGTATTTGATACTGTATTCCAAAATGACGCATCTCTTTTAAGCTTAGAACACCGAAACGATGCTATCGATGAAACATACACTTTAAAGCAGTTGTGGCTACATGCACAAAGAGAGGATGCTTACTTCCTATATTTTCATCCTAAAGGGGTGACTTCATCAACCAGATTTCTCCAACAAGGAAACTTCTCGGAGTATAGAAATTACTTATATTGGAGAAAGTTCTTGGAATGGGGATGCATTGAAAACTGGGAACTGTGTCTACGAGTGCTATCAAAACAGAAATTTCCTTTTGATACTGCTGGAGTCAATTCCTGCGAGTGGCCAGTCCTTCATTATAGCGGTGGATTTTGGTGGACTAAAGGATCATACGCGTCTACCCTGCCTAACCCCAATGAATATGATTGGTGGGATGATATGAGATCAAAAACGCCCGATCTTGCCGCGTTGTCTTATAGACTCAGACCTGAAATGTGGGTAGGTCAAAAATCCACCTTGGATCGAACGTTCAGTTTATATAATGCACCAAACATGCCTCCAATCAGTAATTTAGCTAGAGAAAATATTTCCCGTTCCACTTATACTAAATAGTATAAGTCTCGCGTCCGGAGAGGACGCGCCATAAGGGAACATTATGCATAGCTTTAAATCATTTCTAGCTGAAGAAGCATCTGAAAAACTAATTCATATTGAACATGCTGAGGACCGTCCCATCAACGATGGATCGACGGGATTTCATCATGTCATGTCTGTACTACGTCTAGCAAAAACCCATATACAGCAGGGTCGTCATGACTCGCAACTTTCCATGAAATACGATGGATCGCCTTCCTTAGTATATGGTCATCATCCCAAGACTGGAAAATTCTTCGTAGCTTCTAAGTCCGCATTCAATGTAAATCCTAAACTAAATTATACACCGGCTGATATCGAAAAGAATCACGGTCATGCACCTGGACTAGTGCATAAGTTAAATGCGGCTTTGGAACATCTACCAAAGGTAGCTCCCAAGAAAGGAGTTTATCAAGGAGATGTCATGTTTTCTCATGATGATAAGAAGGTGGATGATAAAGGAAATATTAGCTTCACTCCCAATACGCTAACCTACACTGCAAAGAAGGGTAGTGAAGATCATAAGAAAATATCCGATGCTAAGTTTGGTATCGTAACACATCAGCAGTATCACGGCGACGATATTTCTACTATGAAGGTAAGTCCTCATCCAGACTTACATAAATTTACTCAACATAAAGATGTTTATCAGAAAAATCCAGATCATGATACAAGTAAAGTCTCGATGTCGAATGAGCAGAATAAGGAATTCGAAAAGCATCTAAATAGTGCTGATGCGATTCACAATAAGCATTCGGATAGACTGTATTCGCATTTGGACCATAATCGCGAACACGTTAAAACGTATATTAACCAAACGGTTCGAACTGGAGAAACTCCATCAGTCGAAGGCCTTCGAACACACATATCCGAAAAATATAATAAGAAAATCGACAAACTAAAAACAGATAAAGCCAAATCTGCACAGAGATCCGAATTACAATCTCATCATGAACATCTCGATAAGCATAAGAAAGACATAGAAAACCTATTTAAATTGCATCACCACATACAAAAAGCTAAAGATGTATTGGTCGATGTTCTAAATCAAAATGAAGGAGGGCTTTCACATTCCATCAATGGAAAGAAATCCAAGCCTGAAGGATTTGTTTTCCATCATGAGGGAGAGCCCACGAAGTTAGTTAACCGAGCGGAATTTGCGAGAGC